CAGCTGTTGAGATAGTTGAGAAACAAATTATTTATTTACAAAAGAAAACAGAAGAGCAAAGAACGGATGCTTTAATAGAGAGGCAAGTTAGGTTATTGGAGAAGCTTGCTAATTCATTGAAGCAATTACAAAGTGTGGGGAAAGTTGCATTAGGCGAGAACCCCGAAGGTAAAGAAGGAGAAAGACCTATCATAATAGACTTTAGAGGTCTCAATGCAAAAGATAACGATTAAATATGACCCCCACCCAGCACAATTGCAACTCCACAACTCCAAAGCAAGATTTCGAGTTTGTAGCACGGGTAGGCGGTGGGGGAAGACGCTGGCTTGTTCATACGAGATAGTTAAGAATGCATTAGAAAAGCCGGGGTCATTGAACTGGTGGGTTGCTCCTGTTTATAATCAGAGTATTATAGCTTACAGACTTTTGTCTAATGCAGCTCAAGGAGTTATATCTCAAGATTTAAGGTCTCTTAGGAGATTAGAGTTAAAAACTGGTTCGGCAATTGAGTTTAAAAGTGCGGATAATTACAATGCGCTTAGAGGTGTGGGTATAGACATGCTTGTAATTGACGAGGCAGCATTAGTGAATAGAGAGGCTTGGGAGTCAGCTTTACGACCAACACTTAGTGATACGAAAGGGAAAGCTGTATTTATTTCCACACCAAAGGGAAGAAATTTCTTCTTTGAATTATTTGCTCGAGGGCAGGATTCAGGTTATCCAGAGTGGGAGTCATTTACTTTTCCAACTTCTGCTAACCCTTATATTGACCCTCTTGAGATAGAGGAAGCAAAAAAAACTTTACCGGATAATGTTTTTAGACAAGAGTATTTAGCTGAGTTTCTCGAAGACTCGGCGGGTGTGTTTAGAAATATTAAAAATTGTATCCAAGGTGACTTTGAAGAGCCACAAGTGAACCATTCTTACGTTATTGGCTGGGACGTGGCTAAACACGAAGACTTTAGTGTTATGGTAGTTTTAGATACTGTAATTAATCACGTAGTAGCGTTCGACCGATTTAATCAAGTTGACTATACGTTGCAAATAGAGAGATTAAAGAGCTTGGCTAAAAAGTATAATGCGACGGTATTAATGGACTCTACTGGTGTTGGCGACCCTATATTGGAGCAAGTAATTAAAAACGGAATTAATGCCGAAGGATTCCAGTTTACAAATACCAGCAAACAGCAATTAATAGAACACTTATCCGTTCAGTTAGAACAGCAAAATATCACATTTCCTTATATTCCTGAGCTTGTCTACGAGTTAGAACTGTTTCAATACGAAATGACCAGGGCGGGGAATGTCCGTTATTCAGCACCCCAGGGATACCACGACGACTGCGTAATTGCATTAGCTTTAGCATGTTGGAAGGTGGATACTGCTTTTTCTCCGTTTGTGGCAGCAGACGTTGAGCCAGTTGATTACTTTGACAAAGGAGAGTTTTAATGGGCTTATTAGATAGAGTGAAAAGTTTCTTTAATAATGAACGTCCGATATCTGAAAGTATTGAAGACGAGCCGGGGTATACTTTATTGGGCTCGGAGGGCGGGAAGAACTTAGACGTTGATTATTTAAAAGAGATTAGAGAAGAATCGTGGAAAGCATTTCTTACTAATCCATTAGCCAAAAGGCAAGTCAGAAATATTACGAGCTACTTAGTTGGTAGGGGATTAAAAATTTCCTCTCCTTCTCCGGACGCACAAGAGATAATAGATAATTTTACTTCTGACCCTAAAAATTATTGGGAATTATTTATTAGAGAAGAATCCAACCGTCTACAAATCGATGGCGAGATTGTGGTATTGCTTTATGTGAACACCGGGGACGGAACGGTAATAGTGCGAGATATTGAGCCGAGTGAGATAGTTGACGTAATTTTGTCACCGGACGATTACCGAGAGATACTTGCTCTTAAGCGAGTTTATACCAAAAAGATTTATAGCGCTGATTTTAAAACTTATCATACCGAACAAATTGAAGACTACATTAGACCCGGTGAGCCTGACCCGAACAATTCAAATATTGTTAGAGATTTTCTTTTTATCAAAATGCCAACCGTTGCTACTCAGTTCCGAGGAGTTCCAGAGCTGGCTTCACACTTATACTGGCTTAAACAATATCGTCAGCTCTTAGACGCTCGGATAAATCTTAATAAAATGCGGGCTTCTTTTATTTGGGACGTAACGGTTGAGGGAGGAGATTCCGACGTTCAAGCGGTAAGGGCGGCAAACTCTAAAGCTCCAAGGTCAGGAACGGTCAAATTTCATAATCATAAAGTTAAATGGGAGCCGAAAAATTTAAATATCAATGCTCAAGAGTCAGAAGCCGATTTAAGAGCGGTGAAACTAATGAATGTGGCTGGTTCTGGACAGCCTGAATTTATGGTAACTGGTGACGCTTCGAATGCTAATTTTGCCTCAACTCAAGAGGCTACATTATCTTTCTTAAAATGTTTAGAAGACTATCAAGATTTATTCGAGTATTTTTTGGGGACATTATTTAAGAAGGTATTTTATTATGCTCAAAAGTATGGTTCTGCTCCTCAGGTGTTCTTGGACAATAACGGTGAAGAAATAAGTGGTGAAGCATTGATAAATCTCACTTTTCCTGAGACTAAACCAAATGATATCGAAAAGCTGGGCAAATATCTACAGACATTGCAATTAATGGGAATTGCTTCTGACGAGACATTGGCGAGTATGGCAGGGCTTAATTGGGAAGCTGAAAAATCGAAAATGGAAGCGGAATCAGTGGATAACTATCCAACTCCAGAGTTAAGAAATGAACCAACTCCAGCGAATTAATATAGCAGTAGCTAAGGCACAAAAAGAGTTTATAAATAAGACGGAGAAACATATAAAAACTGTTCTACAAAATTATGAAATAGCGCAAAAAGAGATAGAACAGCAACTTTTGCAATATGCCGATAGGCCTATAGACTCTTATTCTGTGCAAAGATTAAGAGAGCTTGATAATTATGTTCAAGAAAGAATTGACGCTTTAACATATCAACGAGACGCTCAAGTTTTGCAAGCTTTAGAAGACGCTCAAAAGTCTGGCTTTGAAACTCAAATGATACAAAAAGAAATTATGAGACGTCCGATTTTAGGAATTGACTGGACAATGTTTTCTCCTCGGGGCGTAGAGTATTATCAATCTTACGCCTTGCAATTGTGTAAAACTTATGACCAAGAATTAGTTACTGCAATTCAAACTCAACTAAGATTAGGATTTATTGAGCAGAAAAGTTGGACACAGATTATTACCGACATTCGAAGGAATGCTTTCGGATTTAAGAAGTATCAAAGAGTTGACCGTAAAGATAAGGGGGCTACTTGGAAGATTAAACGGATGGTAAGAACGGAAACGGCGAGAATGAGAGATATGGCGGAGAGGGAAATTATAGATTCAGATCCAGATATTATTGGAGTGAGTTTCCATTTTGGCGGAGGGGCATGTCCTAATAACGAGTGTCCTCCTTTAGTGGGAGATTATTTTAAGGATGGCTCAGGTATGGGGTGGCCTCCTCCCTCGCTCCCAAAGCACCCTAATTGTTATTCAAAAGATACCGAAGTATATACTGACAAGGGATGGATGTTTTTCGATGAACTAAAGGGAGGAGAAAAAATATTTTCATTAAATCCAGAAACACTTGAGGCTGAGTTTTTGCCGTATATAAATTATATAAAATATAAATATCAAGGTAAAATGCATAGGTTTTATAATAGAGGGTTTGATTTAATGGTCACCCCAGACCATAACCATTTTGTAAGAATGCGAAAGTGGAAAGAAAAAAAATGGAGAATTGTTAATGGTAAAAATTTACCAATGGTTGAATATGGCGATGTTCAATTTTATAGGGGATTAAATTGGAAAGGGAATATTCATAATTTTGTTAAAATTGGCAATCTTAATATTCCAATTGATATATATTGTGCTTTTATGGGATATTATTTAAGTGAAGGAAGTGTAACCAGACTTAGGAGTTCGTCTGATAAAAAAACGTATAGGGATAAGTGGCAAATTGCAATAGCACAGTCTAAGAAAGCGAATAAAGAAAAATATAATATTATTGAAAAATTATTAGATAAAATTCCGGTTAAGTGGTGGAAAACGGAAAGTGGGTTTATGACTACTAATGATGATTTATGCGCATACGTATTACAGTTTGGTAAATGTCAAGAAAAATATGTTCCGTCAATAATAAAGGAATTACCTCCCGATAAGATAAAAATATTTTTAGATGCTTTTATGTTAGGCGATGGTTCAAAGAGAAAAGGTAAAAGGTTCAAAAACCATTTGTTTGGGGAAGAGATAACATATTTCACTTCATCTAAAAGATTAGCAGATGACTTAGGAGAACTAATATTAAAAGCTGGTTATAGACCCTCTTTCAATTTGCAAAAATCAAAAGGTAAAAAAGTTGTTTTCCAAAATGGAGAATATGAAATAAACCAAAATACATGGAGAGTAATAAGATGCAATTCATTAACTGCATCGAGTGTTAAAAAAGAGCTGGTTCAATATGATGATTTTGTTTATGATGTTGAACTTCCGAAGTGGCACGTTTTATTAGTAAGAAGAAATGGCAAGGTTGTATGGTCTGGAAATTGCA